GCACCAAGTATACGGCGAATTTCACCATTCCTCGCGGTGAGAAAGGTGCGGATGGAGCGCCCGGCAAGGACGGTATCGGATGGTCTTATGGGCGCGGTGTTCCGTCATCGACAGGAGTGCCGGTTGGCAGCTTGTATCTTGACCTTGATACGGGCAACGTGTACGCCTTCACCGCCTAGGAGGTGAGAATATGGCATGAACAAATGTCGGAAGTTTCACAGGGCCAAAGGGCGATAAGGGCGATAAGGGTACGGTAACACCTGCCACGGCAATCGCCGACCTGACGTCAGCACCAACTGCCGGAGACTTCAACGCCTTGCTGAATGCCTTGCGCGCGGCGGGCCTCATGGATAGACCCACGACACCCGAATCACCGAACCTGTATGTCGCGCCTAGCCTCCCGCAAACCATCAAAGGCATCACGTTCAGCGACGCCGGGAACGGCGGAATCCACTGCAAGGGCACTGGGAGTGGTTATCCTGTACTGCAGTCCGACACATTGACGTTGCAGGCCGGGACGTATTCGGTCTCCACGAACAACGAAGACGTGTACATGGAACTCGCCAGAGGCAGTATTACCATCATCGACAAAAACAACCCTGTCAAGTCGATTCCTGCCGGTAATTACACGCCGAAACTGGTCGTGGTCAACGGCAAACCCATAGACGAGACCGTATACCCACGACTCGTCAGAATCGGTCAGTAGGCCTCATGATGGTTATCGTCACGTGGCTGGTATTGCTGGCCGTCATCCTGTGCTTCAACCACGGAGCACACCGGCACCACTGATTCTTCCACTCGCTGATTCCTTTTTCTCTCCTTGCAGCGAGGGGAACTCTTTTTAACCGTCAAGGAGAGAAAACATTAAGGAGAAAATCATGATCAGCGTCTCCAAGTGATACACTGGTGTTGCTCCTTTCGAGCGATGGTGTGATGACCGAATGAATTAGCCCGGCACTGGTCTTAATGACTAATGCCGGGCTGATTCTTTTTTTAGTTGCTTAAGAGCAATTTTTTGTCTCGGTATTCGCTGAACACTGGAACGTTTTCTGGATGGTCATTGTAGGCGCTGACCAGCCAACCGTTCTCATACGATTCCTTTGGATGAGCGTGGATACGTCCGTGGCATCCTATTGTTCCCGACCCGCAGACGGTAATCAGGTTGCTGGGTAGGTTCAGTCCTTCCCAAGCATGTGAGCGCATACGCCTATGGTGCAGGTTGAACGCGGATGAGCTTAACGTTCTCCCGCAGATGAAGCACCTCCCGTGGTCACGGTAGAATACCTTCATACGGGTTTCGATATCCGGGTCTGTCTTGCTCACTCGAATACCCCCGCGCAGTGGAAGAAGTGCAAGGTTATCGGGGAGGTTAGTTTGAAGAAATATTGCACATCGGTGTCTGTCTTGCATTCATGAATGGCCGTGATCTTAACGCCTTCAACGCTGCCCAGAACGTCGTAGAGCTTAAGGAACGCTTTGGCGTCTTCAATCCCGATCTGGCCGAACGTGAGTTCCTGTCCAAGACCATGAGCGTCGATGATTTCCTGTGCTTGCGGGGCCTTCTGCAAGAGGTTGATGATCGAGGTCAGATAGTTGATGGTGTTCATTGTTGCTCCTTTGGTGTGATGATGATTGGGATTAATGGTGCAGGCTTCTAGTCTTTCGCCAGAATGTCGTAGCCGAGTTGTTCGGCTAGTCGCAACCGGTATTGTTTTTGTGGTTTGCGGCGTCCGTTTTCCCACATGGCGATTACGTTATGGCCGGCTACGCCGATTCGTTCGGCGAGTTCAGCCTGCGAATATCCGTGGCGTATACGCCAGTATTTGATGCACTGTCCGATGGTCACGTTGTCGCTGATGGTCGTGTAGTCAACGGGGATGTTGCCGACGGTTTGCCGTGTGTAGAACTGGCCGGTCTGACTGTCTTGCTCTACGGTGACTTCTTGACCGTTGATTACTGTTTTGATTTTGTTTTGCTTGCGCATGTTTCACTTCCTCACAATGTGTGATATATCCATTATATCACATGGTTTCTGTTTTGCAAACAAATCACGAACCGCGTCATAACCGTTTTCCGTGAGAGTCCACCGCCAGTAATGACGGTGCCTACTGTTCACACCCTTCCGGTCTACACGGCGCACATGACCCGAACGCTCAAGGTCAACCATGCGTGATCTAAGCCCCTGAGGAGTGTCGCAGTATTTCACCAAGACCGCCATATGTTCGATTTCCTCGTTAGTGACCGGGCGTCTAGCCACCCAAAGAAGAAGCAGAACATGAACCTGCTGCTTGGTGAACATCATGCCACCCCCATTTCCGCTGAATGGCGGAGGAACGCGGCAATACTCGCCGCTACCATCCACCCGGCCACCCATTTGACTCCGAACCGTATCCGGTTGATCTTGGCTGACATGGCCCACACCGGGAGCGACACCCACGGGCTGAGACACCAACCGCAATAGGCGAGTTCTCCTAGACTATCCGCGTAATCCTTGGCCCACGTTGGGAGCGAGCTGGGAAGGTTTTCGGTTTTTACGGTGAGCTTGCGGCGGAGCGAGGAAAACACGTAGCCGGGGCCGGGCGAGAGCTGTACGACAGTGGTTACGTATCCCGCCGTGATTCCAGCGGAAAGCACGGCAGTCCACCAATTGCCATTAGTTTTCATTGGTTTTCCTTTCCGCGTGGCGACGCCAGCAGTGATATCGCTTGTTGTAGTCCGCGTACAGGTCTTCGTAGAGTTGTTTCGCCTCGTTGACGGCCTCGTCGTGATTGAACCCGTGCTGTTGCAAGGCGTATCGAGCGGCACCGACCCAGATGGAGCTGCGCACGTGTTGATACCAACGGTCGAACAGTTTGCCACACGCTTTGTCGTGCTTGTCATCTCCGAGGAAGTCGGCAACGCTCTCCACCACGAACTTACGCAGACTGTTCATGGTGATTCGGTTACGGTCGAACAGTTCCAGCACATCGTTGGTTAAAGTGTCATTCTTCATTGGGTTCCTCCTCTTCTTCGGGTTCGTCTTCGTCCACTAGATAATCGTCAAGGCTGATGTCTTGCGGCTCGAAGTAAAACAATCCGTCCAGCAAGATCATCGGGTAGCGCACGGTTCCCCCTTGGTCTTTGGCGATGGCGCGTATCACTCTGGCGGTGGGGCTTCCCGACAGCACGATACGGAGTCTACGCCCCATCTGCTGTGCATACACGTGGCACGTGCTCAGATAAGCGGCGTCCTTCCGGTTGCACGTGGGGCATCCGTCGAACAGGGCGAACATGTCAGGGCTTTCAAGAATCGTTGCAGACTTCATCAGAACGTCACCCCCAGAGCGTCGGCCAGCACATCGGATATATGGAGCGTGGCCAACTGGCTACGCTTATGGTTCTCGATCTTTTCGGTGATGTCCTTGCGGTACACGGGGATGACCTGATGGCTTGCCTCTCCGACCACGCGCGGGTCAAACATCGAGAAAAACATGACTTCCAGCGAATCGCATACGACGAAGTACTGGAGTGCCTGCGCTTTGTACTGGTCGGGGATGAAGTCGAAGCCTGTAGCCTTGCTGTCGAGCGTGTACTCGGGCAACACCTGTTCAATGACCTCGACCAGTTCAGGCTTGAGGTTGGCGATATGAGACCTCATAGCGTTGGTGTGCATCATCCACGGTACGACGGTCTGCAAATGGTAGGCGGAGCCGAGCGACTTGCATTCGATGGCCCACGTCGGCTTCTCGCTGTTCTCGTAGGCGTCTGGACTGCAAGCGATACGGTCATCGTCATCACTCTCCCAGATACCGCAATCGGTGACGCAATCGCCGGGGTTGAAGCCAAGCGTTTTGAGTGTGATCTGGATGTTCTCGGGTTCGAGACGGTGGCCGCGTTCCATCGGCGGTTCACCGTCCGCTGGTTCGGCCCACAGTTCCGCTAGGAACTTCCAGAAGTCCACGCCGACCTTGAGCCGTTTGTTCTTTGCTTCGGCGTCCACGATCTTCTCATCGTAGTTCTGGGCCTTCGTGTAATACTCGTTGGCCTTGTCTGGCGTCTTCGCCTTCTTTGCCTGTTCCAACGCCTTGTCTCGGTACTCTTTAAGTTTCTCTACGTCGGTCTGAGCGCAGTGTTCCAAGGCGAGCCCGCCGCTTTTGGTGCCGGTGATACGGCCCATGCGTTCGTCGAGCCATGCCTCGGTTTCGGTGGCTTGCGATACATTGATGATCTTCATTGATGTTGTCCTTTCGGTTGGGTGTGGGCGGGACTCCTCCCCCGCCCTCAAGTATGTGTCATGCGAAGCGGGGAGCGTACTGCTTGATGATGGTGTTCATTTCGTTGAACAAATCACGCGCTGTGTTCTTGAGCAGTGATTCATCGCAATCTACGGTGTCCATCTTCTCGCTGTATTCCACGCATCCATCCGTATATATTGGTTCATCTTCCCAGAGCACGGAGAATAGGAAGCAGTGTTCTTCGGGTTGTACCGAAACACTGCACTTGAGCTTGGTGCCAGCAAACTCGATGATTGCTGTGTCATTCGGTACGTATTCGGACGCCCAGTTGATTTCCGTTATCTCGCTGTATTCGCTGAGATAATCGTTGATAACGGTGAAGATGTTGGCGTTTTTCATTTCGACTCCTTGGGTCATATGTCAAGCCCTGTGCTTGATATATATAATATATCACAATGTGGTGGGGTTGAGCAACATGGCGTGTCTCGGAAAAATCACACACCCCTATTACTGGACTCCATGGCGTCAATCATGTTGATGACGCTGAGCATAACCACAATGGCCCCAATAAACACCATGACTAGGGAGGGAAACACGATATTCCACGAACACCCCTGAGCCACGGAACAGACCACGCATCCTCCGAACCCGGCCCCTGACATGAACAGCCCTATCGCCGTGAACATCATGTATCGAATAGCGTCGATTACGCCGAAAGGCTTGTTCTTGCTGTTGTTCTTCTGTTGATTCATTTCAGATTCTCCAGTTCCTTTTCGATTTCTTCGCCCATCTTCTCCGACATGGGTCGCGGGTCATCGATATACGCCTTGACGCACTCATATATGTGGTCGATGAGCCTATGGGCAAAGTTGACGTAATTCATGTTCGGAACGCATATGGTCAGATCACCTAGTTCGGTTCCGAATTGGAAAATACCCACGATTCTATCGGCGTCATCCCTGTGCAATGGAGTAGGGTACATGCTCATGACCAGTGCGCTGCAACCCGGCACTACCATGTCAGTTTGCCCTGATTCAGGGTAGAACTTGTGGATGTACTTGATGATACACAGCAGGTCTTTAGCTACTGATTCCGGGATACCGTCCATCACTTCGCTTATGACACTGGGCTTGTTTCCGTCAAATGTGTAGTCGTTGATGAACAGCGGTTCGGCGTTTTCGGTGTCCTTGATGGCGTCGAGGGCGGTCTGCTGGCTGTCTGCCGCGTACAGTGTGATGTACATTGGTTGTGTTCCTTTCATGTTCAGTTGGCGGAGTTCATCAGATTCTGTAAATCGGTTTCCGTGAGTCCGTCCATCAGATTCCGGAAATCGGTTTGCGTGAGTTCCTTCCATCCCCTGACCTGACGGTTCAGGGTGCTGTTGATGTACTCGCCGCGCGACTCGGACGGGATGTTGTGTGCGTTCATCGCCTTGACCAGATCGGCGTACTGGTTGACGCTGATGGCACGGTCTGTGGTTTCGTATCGTTGTTTGGCGTATGCGCCGTCATCGTCCTTGTCCGGGAAGATGCCCAACACCGCGTAGAGACTGTAGCGGCGTGCGTAGGTGATCGCGCTACCGACCTGCTGGGGGTCGCCGGTCACGAAGAACGGGTAGGAGCAGGCCACCATCTGTTCTTCATCGTCGAATATGATGGTTTCTACTGTTCCGATGACTTGTCGCGCTTCTCCCGTGTTGTCGAACGTGACGCGCTGACTGAATGCCAGCCCGTGCTTCTCGAAAACGGGTTTGATGGTCTTGAGTATTGTGGCGAGGTTGAGATACTTGTAAGTCTTCTTGCCTGCCTGTGCGGTTTCGTCGGTCACGAAGTTGGGGACTTCGTTGAGTACCCGCATGAACTTGTTGCTGAGGTTGTTGGTTGCCATCTCATTGTTCCTTTCCGATAGTGTGATGATATATAAAGTATCATCACATGTTGTGTGATGATATATAAAGTATCATCACATGTTGTGTGATATTACAAACTGATGCCTGTATTTCTCATCATTGCCGGGGGGGCGGCCGAGACAATCTAGGCAGCCTTCACGCCTCGCTCTTACGGGCGACAATACGGAACTGCCTCGAATAATCCACAAGGCCCTTGCCGTGACATTGGAGCTGCAACGCTAAAAAGCGTTGCGCGCCCTTAAGAGTCTTCCAGCTCTTGCCATAGGCAAACCACGCGGGCCACCACGTCGCGGCCGGTGGAAACGGATCATCATACGAATCCGCCGTGGTGTATCCCTCGATGTCGTATTCCACGCCCTCGATTCCCGCACACTTTTTTGTGATAACCGGTACTGCTTCGGCTGCCTTGAGAGCAGTGTCATAGTATTGTGTTTTACGCATTTCGATACTCCTCGTTTTGGGTATAAGATCAAGCCGTTTGCTTGATATATATAATATATCACATGTGTTGTGATTAGGCAATCAGCAACACGCATAAACATGTTCCAGCGCCCTAGCCGGACTTGCTAGGACGTATGGCTAGGACGCTAGGACATGCATTAAGTCAGATCGGCCATGCCTCGCCGTTCGTCATATACACCTCATCCGCGTTCCCGCTGTCGAACTGGGCGTCCAGAAGCCCGTACAGCATTGGCACCCCGCCGAAATTGTACGCCTTCACGAAGTAGTCGAGCTTGTTCGGCTGATTGCCTTCAAGCACGTACATGGAGCGCGCCCACTCGGCCTTCCCGTTACGTGCTTCATACTCCCGGAAGGCTTGTTCGTACACGTCGGCGTCAACGTACCCGTAATCTCCGATACGCCATATCTCGTCTGTCTCGGTGTATGTGTCGAAGTCGCGGCATTCGGTGATTAGACGGTTGTCGATGCTGTGAATCATGTCGCGGGCCTGTTCGAGAGTGATTTCCGTGGCGTTTCCCATTTCTGTTTCTCCTTTGCTATGTCAGATGGTGCGGTATTCGGTGCCGTCAATGTTGACGAATACTTTTGCGACAGTGTGAATACTTTTGCGACAGTGTGATGCTGTTCAGTCTGAGATTTCTGCTCAAAGGTTTCGTGCAGCAGAGTGGAAAACTCCGTAAAGCTTCCACACTCCAGCATCTGTGCGGCCATCTGCTCTAGAGTCAGGTAGCGGTTCTCGTAGCAGAGCCAAGCGTATTCCTCCCATGTTTCGTTCCGAGCTTCCCGGATCAGCTTGGACAGTTTGGAGACCGGGATGTACCCGTAGAGTTCGTGATGGTAGTTGAAGCCGCACCGTGTGGGCTCCTGAGTCCAGTGGTCTTTGGCAAGGTGCATGACGCGCTGGATGCCGCCTCGGATGGTCTGGATGTGGGTCTCGTTCATTGTGTCCTCCTTATGGAATAGATCAAGCCCTATCGCTTGATATACCCATTATATTACTATTGGGCTGTTTGGTTAAGTTAGGCGCGCCATCGCCGCCGTCATTGGAAAAGAACTCACGCTCCAGAGCCTCCACGCCACCGGTGGCACCCCAATACGCACGCCTTGCCCTCAGAACGGTCTCCACGTCGCCGGACATGGAATCTGGAAGCCTATGGGCCATCCAATTCGACAACTGAGCTTCACTTCGCTGTTCCCGCTTCTGAACCCTCCAATTAATCGGGTTGGCCAGCCACACGGGCAGAGTCCGCACGTACTGCAATGGCGTACCCTCGCACGATTCCACGAAACGCTTCGCCGCTTTCATAAGCGCGTCGGTACCAACTTCGTCGTAAGCCAGATTGAAATACATGAGGGATTCGTTGGACACCCTGCATTTCTTCGGCCACAATCCCATAAGCGCATTGAGCGTGTCCTGAGAATGGCAGGCGACTGTTATTTTTTCTTTGTCGCGCGAGTATTGTTCTTGGGTTTTGTTCTCTTGGGTATTGTTAGTCAAAAGCAGGTTTTGGGGTGGGTCAAAAGCAGGTTTTGGGGGGTCAAAAGCAGGTTTTGGGGTCGATACATGGTCATAACCCTGTTTTGGGGTGGGCTTCCACAGCGAGACGTGATACCGGTTGGCCCTGCCATCGGACTTGACCCGTCGGATGTACCCCAGTTGCTCCAGCACGTTGAGGCTTTTGGATACCGTGGGCTGTGAGCAACGCGCGATCTTCGCCAGCCGCTCCAGACTGGGCCAGCATACGCCGGTGTTGTCGGCGTGACGTATCAGCGCCATGTACACCAGCAGGTCGTAGCCGCCCAAACGGTCATCGTCCACCGCCCAATTCGGCAGCATCGAAAAACCCGAGTTCTGTGCTATACTCGTATCGGACATGTTTCCACCTTTCTGTTAGCGCCTCCCTTCCATTCTCTTGGGGGGAGGCGCTTACTTTATTCTGACTGTCTTTGATTTTTATTTAAACGTTATTGGCGCGTGCATATTTATTATATATCACGGCGACACCGCTTGCAATAGGAAACAATTTGATGTATATTTAACTCATGGACGCTAAAGACTACACCGCAACGACGGAGCAGTACGCGGAACGCTGGCACCTCAACATCCAGACAGTCCGCAGATACTGCCGAGAGAAACGACTGCCCTACATCAAGGTAGGCAACCGCTACTACTTCAACCCCGACGTCACACCACTACCAGTAGGAGAAACAATCAGCGATGAATGATCCCCGAATCACGCTACCGCTCGCACGCTTGGCGGCAGACCCCGAACGCAAACAGACCAGCAACGGCACCCCCTACATGCTTATCCGAGTCGCCGCCACAGGCGGACACATGGACAAGACCACAAAACAATGGGTAGACCACGACACCATGTGGGCGACCATCTTCGAGTACGACCCGAGACTGGCGGAAACCTACGGACGCATGTTACGCAAGGGCACACCGGTACGGGTCGAGGGAGCCTTGAAATGGAAGACCGGCACCGACAATCATGGTCAGCCGCGCACCGACTTCACCATCGAACACGCGACCATCAGCCTCGCCATGCTCAAGGCGAAGAACCAGCAGACTCAGCAGTCCGGAACTCAATGGCCGGGAACCGACCAGTTCGGCCCTACCAACTCATCCAACCAGACCGACAACGAATGGGACGTGTTCTAATGGCTACCAACGTCACCGAGAAAGACAAGACGCTCAACGAGATCATCGACTGGTGCGAACAGTTAGCAACGGACGGCCTTAGACTGGCGAACGCTCTTCTAAGGCAGCATGACATGGACGCATACGGTGTCGTGCAGGGACAAATCAGAGCATACGAAAATACAGCCGACCACTGTCGTTCCATGCTCGGCTACACCGGCAACATGCCCACGGAAGTATCGAATCAAAGCGAGGACACGAAATGAGCATTCTGGAGGACACGAAATGAGCATTCTGCTTGACGAGGCCGACGCTTACGAGCGCGGCATGGATGATAATTTGACTTCCCAGACGGTTCGGGAGCTTGCCGGTACAGCGTACATGGCCGGACGTTCCGCTCCACCAACCGCCGTCGAGATTGAGGCCGTGGCGAAAAGACTGTGTTACCTCTCACAACCGCCACTCCGGTTCCCGACCGAGCCGCCATCCGAACAAGAGAAGAACCTATGGCGGAACATGGGAAAGTGCGACGCGCAAGACGAATGGCTTGACAAAGCACGAGACCTGCTCGAAATCGCACGGAATGCGGTAAGCGAATGAGCAAGACGATCCGATACGTGGAATGCGCCCACTGCGGAGAGGTTGTCGGCACATATTACGTGACCTGCCCCTACTGCGGATACAGGCTGGCCGTGCACAGTCAGCCACCAAGGGGAGAAATGTACGGACTAACCCAAGTCACCACCGATTGAAAGGAATTACCATGACCCGCTATCTCGTAACAGACCAACAACTGCGTCACGCAATCAACTCGGCCATAAGAGCTCTGGACATTAGCAAGCAAGATGATAATTACACCATCGAATCAACTGCCAAAGTCTCCGATAAAGCTCTAGAATTATTGGCCTCATCGAAGACCGCCGAAACGGAACAAACCGAGAATCTCAAACAGGCTGCTGGCCGTGAAATCGATACGAGCGAATACCCATTTATCCAACTAGAGTCAGACGACCTTGTTCGGATGATCTGTGATGCCTACCAAACCGGCGTATTCTCGGGAAAGGAGCAATCATGAAATTCACGAAACTCGCATACGTCAAAGTGTGGCAGAACTGTCCCGACACCACCGACGGTAACGAAACCGAACTCAACAACGGATACAGCACCACGGCAGACCACGACCTCCTCATCAGGACGCTCGGCGCGCACCGTCTGCCGTTAACCAGACTTGATCTCACCGCACAACATGGTTGAGTGCTTCTGGACGATAAGGGAGGTTGGACGCGATGCGAACCGACGAAGCGGTAAGCCTGTTGTTCATCCTGTTCTGCCGTGACCCGCAGTTTCGGCGGGCGTTGTACAAGCTCGACCCTGTGTTGTTCCGCAGGTTCACTAATGGGGAGGTGTGGCTGTGAACGTTGATGACATGACCGATGAGGAGTTCATCGATTATTGCCGGAACGGCGGCGAACTGTCTGGCCTGATAACTGAACGTCATCCGAAATGCGATTGGTGCGGTGGCATGTGCCGGGTCGGCAAGGATGGCATGTGCCGGAACTGTCGTGTCAGGGAACGGCGTTGAACCGACCCCGAGTATGCGCAGCATCTGCGTGATCTGGCGAATCGGCGGAACGCTCGTAATCGTGAGAAACGTAATGAGTATGCACGCCGGTACCGGTCGGAGCATTTGGCTCAGGCTCGGGCTTCGGCTCGTAAGTATGCCGCCGCCCATCGGCGTGAGATGGCTGAATACCATCGACGTTGGATGTTGGAGCATCCCGAGAAATACGCCCAGTATGAGGCGAAGCGGAAACGTAAACGACAACTAGCCAATGAGGCTGTTAAGGAATTGAATTGAGCGACTGGCGTGACAAGGCCGTTTGCCGTGACATGGACCCTGAACTGTTCTTCCCAGCCACACGGGTTGAAGAACGATTGGCCCTTAAAGCCTGCTTCACATGCCCGGTGGTATTCGAATGCGCACGGTACGCGGAGGAAATTGCCCTGATAAACGGCTACCCGTTGCAAGGCATCTGGGGAGGTATAAAACATGGGCAGAGAAAATGACTGCGGTAACAATGAAACGGAATACAGATGATAGGCGAACCGTTCTCGTTCAGTCTGTTCATTCCCGGCATACCCGCAAGCAAAGGCTCCTACCGGCCAATCACCGGCCGGAGCCGCACCACCGGCAAACCCGTAACCCGCCTCATACCAATGGACAAAAAAGAACGCCCGTGGCGCAACCACGTGCGCGACACCATCCTCAGCCACAAACACCCAACCATCCCCCCCAACTCACACGTGACAGTAGAAACCACGTTCTACCTTCCACGCCCCAAAACCATCCCACCCCACAAACGCAAACACCCAACAGTCAAACCAGACATAGACAAACTCCAACGAGCCCTATACGACGCCATAACCGAAACCCACATCTGGTATGATGATTGCCAAATCACCGACGTAATCAGCCACAAACGATACGCCGACAACACCCCCACCGGCGTATCCCTCACAATCACATGGAAGCCGAACCAATGAAGAAACCAAACGAATTCGACTACTTCCGCAACACCACACCCGGCTACAAGCTAGGCCGCATTCTCGGCGGACTACTCATCACACTAGCCGTACTCCTCATCACCACCGGCACCATAGCCCTACTCAAACTCCTCATAACCTACATCCTCGCCTAAGGAACCACCATGCCACTCAGCCAACACAAAACAGAACTAGCCCTCCAATGGCACCGCAAACACTACCAACCCGAATACATCGCCCAACTACTCAACACCACCCCAGAAGAAATACAAACCATCATCAACCAACACCAACAACAAACTAAACCCAAGAAAGCATAAACAACCCTTATGAACAACGTAACCCGAGACACACACGGCAGAATCACCGGCGGCGTAAACAACCCGACCGGCAAAGGCGGCTTCCAAGAACGCCCGCAAGACCGCGGCACATGGACCAAAGACACCAGCCCGACCCGGTGGATACGCGAATACGGGAAACTCTCCGCAAAAGAATTCAAGGAGAAAGCCAAAGACCCCAACCTAACCATGATCCAACATATCGCGGTGAAGCATATTGTTGACGCGGAGAAGAACCCGAAGGTCGCTACCGACCTGATTGACCGTTTGGACGGTAAGCCACACCAGTCCACCGACGTGAACGTGACCGGCTACGAGCCGCCACGCATCGTGCTGGAACCGTTCGACGATAACCCAGAAAACAAGAAAGACGGCGAATAATGACTAAACCACGGTCATCAGGAAGCACCGATGAAGATAGCTAAACCGTACCGGGACTTATGGTGGTGGCTCCATTCGGAGACGCCACCATACCGGTATTACTGCTATTCCGGTGGCCGCGCTTCTGGAAAGAGTACGAGCGTTGCGCAGAGTCTCATACTTCGCGCCGCAACCCAACCCATCACCGTCCTGTGCGCCCGAGAATTCCAGAACAGTATCACCGACTCCGTGCATAAGCTGTTGGCCGACATCATCGAATCGTTCGGTGTGAAGGGTTTCGAGGTAACGCGCGACGCAATCCGCCATATCAATGGCAGTCTGTTCATTTTCCGAGGACTGCACAACAATCTGCAATCAATCAAGAGCATCGAAGGCGTGGACGTGTGTTGGGTGGAAGAAGCGCAGACCATCAGCAAGGAAAGCCTGACCACGCTTATCCCGACGATACGTCGCCCTAATTCCACGCTGATTTTCACGTGGAACCCGCTCACATCGCATGACCCCGTGTGGACGTACTTCATCACGGGTGACTCGGAGGAACGCCGCCGCCAGACATGCCATTGGCATACCACCTACAACGATGTGCGCCGCTTGTTGAGTCAAGACGTGTTGGACATGATACGCGCCGACCAACAGTCGGCGGACTTCGCACACATCTGGCTAGGACTCCCATACTCCGATACCGATAACCAGCTAATCAGCGACACCATGATAAACGAAGCCGTGCAACGCAAACCATTGACCGGCCTCGTGACGTTCGGCGTGGACGTGGCCCGATACGGCAACGACCGTACGGCGCTCTGCATCAAACAGGGCAACCGGATCAGCATTTTGGAATCGTGGACGCACAGCAGTATCGTGGACACTGCGGAACGTATCAAACTCCGGGCAGACCAGTACAAGCCAGTCGCCATCCGTGTGGACGATACCGGCGTGGGCGGAGGTTTGACAGACCTGCTCAAGACAAGCGGCCTGCCCGTTGACGCCATCAACTACGCTGGTAAGGCGAAAGACCAGCAGTATCCGAATATTGCTAGCGAGCTATGGTTCGACTTCGCCACGATGCTTCCCACGCTCAGCATCAATCCCAGACTGGATGACTTCGCCAAGCTGTCAAACGAGTTGACCACGCGACGGTGGAAAATCACCAGCCGGAACCAACGTCAAATCGAAAGCAAGCAAGACTACAAAGACCGGGAGAACTTGGGCAGTCCCGACCTTGCGGACGCTGTACTGTTGGCGTGTTATGAACCGCCGAAGTTACCCTCATGGGACGTAGCCGTTTGCTAGGTTTAGGCTCTGCACCCCGGTAGACTAGACATAGGGTCTTAGATGAATCGAGGAAAATGTGAGCCTGCTGAACAATCTCCGTGACGGGTTTATGAGCGCTTTCGACCGTAATCATGCGCCCAGCATGTCCCCCACACCAATGGGCGGGAACATCTGGCAGCCAATGGGCGGCAACACCATCCCAATGCACGACACATACGACAACGTGTTCCCGTATGTTAACGCCATCGCGCAACGGTTCAGCACGGTGATTCCCTACGCCGTGGACTCGGAGAACAGGCGTATCGACCCGGCTCCCGCACCCTTGGCCGCCCTTTACGCGCCTAACGACACCTATTCGTGCTTGGAGTTTTTAAAGATCGTTTGCGCCAGCATCCTCACCCAATCCCACTTGGATGTTCTTATCTGGACAAGCAACGGGCCGGGCGGAGACATTACAGCCGACAACATCATCGGCTATACGCTGCTGCCGTCGAACAGCCGCCAATACAATTCTTCTCGCTCGGACTGGTATCATCGCGTCACTATGGACTTGGGTGATGGCGAACGAGTCTACGAATTCTCCCGAGACGAAACAATCGCCCTCAGCTACTCGCGGCATCCCAACGACCCGACGCACGGCATCAGCCCCGCCATGACCGTTAAAAAATGGGCCAACGTAGACGATATGATTGCCGACTATGAGCGTGGCTTCTTCGGCAACAACGCCGTTCCTGCCGGGATGCTCGGCATTGTTTCGGAAAACACCGAGGACTTCCAGCGTAACCGCGACCGGTTGGAAAGCACGTTCAGGGGTGCAGGCAACAACAACGGAATCGTGTACAACATGATTCCGGTTGACCCCATGACCCATAAGCCCAGCACTACCAGCAAGCTGGTGTGGGTGCCGTTCCAGAACGCGAACGATAGTCTGGACTTGCAGACCGTGAACGACGTGGTAAACAACCGACTGGCTAACGCTCTGGCAGTCCCGGACATTATTCGCGGCATCGACAACGGGCAAACCTACGCCAACGCCGAACAAGCGGAACGCGCGTTCATCGAAAACACGCTCAAACCGTTGTGTATGACGGTGTGGGATAAATGGCAGTTCGAGTTAGACCGCATTACAGGAGGCTTAGGATACGGCATCACATTCGACCTAGATCTTCCGTCGCAAACCGACATGGAAAAGGTTCAGGCCGACACCCAGAAGGTTCGTATTGACTCGCTGACCCAACTTCTGAACATGGGGGCCAGTCTGGAGTCTGCCGTGGACGCGCTCGGACTCCCCGACTCGTACAAGCGTCTTGACCTGCACCAGTCGGCTCCGACACTAAGTATCCCAGTAACCGCAAAACGGTATAGCCGTAATATCAAACCGCAGGAAACGGCAGTCGAAACCCGTATCCTCCCCGCCACGCGACGCTACGTGAACCGCGTAATCCGCATGGCACGCCGCTCCCAAAACGGGTTACGCGACGACTTGGAAGCCATCGGCGACCAGTGGATTAACGACGTGGAAGACGACCTGATGGCTAACCTCGCCGCCTACGCCCGCCGTACCGGCTACGAGCTGGAACAGGTCATAACCATGTGGGCGGAACTCCACCCCGAAAGCTCCATCGCCGTGGATATCGAGGGATACACCGCAGATGATTGGAGGCAACTCTACTTCTGGACGGAACTCCCCGACACAGTGCGTGAAGCATACGTGGAACACTTGCGGAGCATCGCCAAGTCCACCAGCAAGACCATTACGAACGACGTGCTCGAACTGTTGAACCGGGCCGACGTGGAACAGTGGGACGCCGAACACTTGCGCGAAGCCCTCGAACGCATGGGCAATGATCACGCCGAACTGATTGCACGGTGTGAGACAGTGCAATCCCAACGGCTCGGCAGCTTGTACAGCGCCCGCAACCTGAGCGAGACTCTTGGCGTCCGACTAGCCAAGGTGTGGCGTACCAGCGGCGACGAAAAAGTATGCGAGTTCTGCAACCATATGGAAGGCAAGCGAATCGCATTGGATGACACGTATATGGCGGAGAATGCAAGCGTCGAGATTGGCGACCGCACCTATGTGAACAACTTCGAGAGTATGCAAACCCCGAACGGACACCCCAACTGCCGGTGCTATGAGGATTACGAGGTGGTCGAATCATGACGTATGACATCCATTGCAAACGCTGCGGCCGCTACTTGGGTTCCTGCGCCCGCAACACCACGGTCACGTTGAAGTGCCCGAACTGCAAAGGTTTGGACACGTATCGCATCGTGCTACTATGGGGGGCAGAACATTAAGCCCATTAAGGACGTTCGACCGCACCACTACCTATTGAAAGGGTCAAGATGAAGACTCGTAAGAGCTTCTCAAACAGCGGTGCCCCAGAAACTAATGGTCGTACCCTCACCTTCCTCGCCAACAGCGGCAAAGTGATGTGTGACGGACTCACCGTAGACCTGAAGACACTGAAAGCGCCGTTAATCGACGGCAGTCTGAAACTAGTGTCCGACCTCACCGAGTCCGACAAACTATCGCTACCGCTCCTGATTGACCATATGCCCAGCATCGAATGCCAAGCGGGTGCAATCACCCGACTCTGGATGACAGATGATGGACTGATGGCCGAAGCGAAACTCAGCGAGGTAGATCAGGGCGAACGTATCCGCCAGCTTGCAGCCGACGGATGTTTGACCAACAGTTTCAGTATCACCGTTGAATTCAACCAGCGTCCCGGCAAGGACGGTATCATCCACGATGGCGAACTACTGGAAATCAGCGTCGTATATCGTGGGGCCGACCCAAGGGCCGCTTTCACAGCAATCAACAGCCGCAACAACAACAAGAATGGAGACACCATGAACCCGGAACTCCTGAAGAAACTGGCGCGTACCATCGCCCAGTTCAAGCTCACCCCGGACGAGGCGGAACAGCTCACCGCTTCCATCGGTGACATCATGCAGGGCGCTCTCGATGACATCACCGACGCCATCACCAACCAGAAGGAAGGCGAGGGCGAGGGCACCCCGGCACCGGAGGAACCCGTGCAGACTTCCAACAGCCGCCAGACCATCATCATCAACAAAGCCAACCACGCCGCCCACCAGTCTGGTACCGTGAAGTTCTCGCATGATCGTAAGACGTGGCTCGACTCCAACGACGCCATGATTGCGTTCGAGCGCGCCCTGATTGACACCGATAACAAGGGTATTGAAGCGTTCCACCGTGAGTGGGCGGACACCGTGAACCGTAACATGTCGGACACCGCATCCTTCGGCGTTGGCACCGACGACGTGAGCAAGTTCATCCCTACCGAAGCCATCACCACTATCTCGGACGCGCTGAACACTCGCGGCTCCGGCCTGTGGAACCTGCTACGCAAGACCGGCTTGGATCGTCTGACCATCGGCGGCAATGTCAGCGGTCTGACTGAGCAGACCCGCGCCCACGGCTACCCGGTGGACAAGTACGGCTCGGAGAAGAAGAAACAGACGCTTTCGTTCGTGAAGCGTGAACTTCAGGCCGACTACACCTACAAGTACATCACGCTGAACAAGGGTGACATCCGTCGAACCCAGCGTCCGGGCGCTCTGCTCCGCTACGTGTTGCAGGAGCTCCCGAACTACATTATCCAGACCATCGAACGTCAGATCACGCTCGGTGGTTACACTGATATGGTTCACTTCCGTAGCGTTGTGACCGACGCGGACGACGATTCGTCCGAATGGAGTGGCAACCGTTTCGCGCTCTCCTACACCATGACGAATGACGCTCCGCTGATGGACTTTGTTCGTGCCTCCCACATGGTTCGTGCTCAGGGAAACAAGGTGCTGCTCTGCAACGCTGACACCGTGGCCGACCTGTTGATGTCCGCGGACGCGAACGGCAACACGTATATCGCTCTCGGCGGTGACGATACTCTGGCCCGCGCTCTCAGCGTCCAGCAGATCATTACCCCTGAATGGTGGACTGACTTGGATGACGGCACGACTATGGGTGTCATCATGTCCGCGTCCCACTACCCGGTGGTTGGCGATACCTCCATCGAAGCGTTCACCAACTTTGCGTTGTCCACTAACACCAACGAGTATCTTCAGGAGATTTACGCTGGTGGCGGTCTGGACGCGGAGAAGTCAGCCGTGGTCATCAAGCCGAAGACCAAGCGAGGTGCTGCCTGATGAACGCTGAAATGTACGCACAAGTCGGCGGCAAAGCACTGCCAAAAGACAACCTGAACACGGTTAAGGTCATCAACTTCGTGGACGAGAAGGGTCAGCCTGTCGGGAAGGCCGCTCACGTTAACCCGTCATCCGGCACAGTAACGCAAGTAGTGGACGCTCTGATCGCCGCTGGCTTGATGGCGTCCGCCTGACACGCTACCCTAAACAGTAGCGGGACTGCACCGCAAGGCCCTATCTCCTACAATGGGAGGTAGGGCCTAACTTATTTTTCCCGGAGGAGCGATCATGGACATCGACGCAAGCGTAATCAATCAAGTAGGAGACGCGAACTACGCGCGGTGGAAGGATGCCGCGCTCGCAGACCTCGCCAACATCATATGCCAAAAAGCCCTATTCCAGATTACCGATGATTACGTGGGAATCATAGTAGGAGACGGTCAACACGTAGCCCTATTGGAGTGGTATTCGGATGTGACCAACGTGCAGACCACCGACGGCGTAAAGCTCGATTTCCATGTGAACTACGATATGAGCGACGGATGGACGCCAGAAACCAAGTACGCGAACTACCTGACCATCACGGAACAGCTTAATGTCGGTACAGTCGTGACCGTGACCGGAACACACGGGTTCGCCAAACTCCCAGCACCATTATCTTCGGTATTGGCGGCGGTTATCGAGGCAGATCAGAACGTTCTTGACCAGACCGACCGTATCACTTCCAAGAGCATCGAGGATGTGAGCGTTGGCTACGCCACAATCACCGAAACGGCTATGGAACGTGCGTTAAACCCGTACCAGTCTCTTATCAGCCAGTGGAGCCTATGCCGTAACGGCGGAGACAGCGGTGGTATTCTCTCCATGCCTCGCAAACACCATAATCTGCCGTGGTGGTTGAACGCTCAAGACTATATGGGGGGTGACTACGCTTATGGCAACGCTCTGTGACCCGTTCCGACTGTTCCCAGAACAGGTGGAGACTGCGAAGCTCTGGCGGTACACTGCACCCGGACTACCGAACGAGCTGATAGCCGTATTAAGTGTGATCGTAAAACGCACCACACAAACCAACCAGCCCACCGAATACGGTTCGCGTATCAGCTCCCGAAGCTTCCATATCGACCCCAGTACGCTCCCGTTCGGCTACGTGCAGGATATTGAGCTTCTACCAGACCTTATGTTGGAAATGGGGAACGGGCGCGTCTACCAGATAACCGACGCGAGTCGTGGCGATGACATGACGATGGGCGAAACCCGGTTCATCACCGTGACTGGAACACCGTATGGAAGGGACAGCATATGAGCTACCGGTTACAGTTGTCCGCTGATTGGACACGCAAACTCTCCACCCAACAGTTGAACAAGGGCGGCGTGAAAATGATGACCGACATCCTCAAGATGGCCCGCCAGAATGCTCCAGTACTTACCGGTGCTTTGCGTAACAGTGGCCGTTTCCAACAAGTCTCCACGCTCAAGTGGCGTATCACGTTCGGCAATGGACGTGTTCCTTACGCGCGTATCCGCGAACATACGAACCGGTTGCATCCGAACACGGTACGCTACCTCCAGCGGGCGCGGAACACCGCAGCTAGCCGTGTGAAATCGTACTTCGATCTAGGATAGGAGTGACATCATGATTGATCTGGCAATGTGCATGACCCTTCAAAACGAAGGCTTCGGCACTTACGGCAAGACCCTGTTCTTCGGCACCAGTCCAGTATTGGACACGGGTAGCGTCACGAACGCCGAGGGTATCTGGGTCAACGCGAACACAGTGGACATCAACGGCGACCTATACACCGACCAGCTCACAGTCAGCAGCCGATACTTCGACGTAATCGAACAAGGAAAGTTGATGCTCCGACTCCTGCACTTCGTCAACAATCGTCTGCATGACTATTGCCGACTCACCTGCAACCCCATTGCTGATATTGACTTTGTATCAATCCGCGTGCATCCGGCGACCGCCATCGACATGGACGCCATCGACGGAGAAGGACGCTGGGTGAAAAGCATCCGATTCAATATTGATTACAAGCTCTCCAACGAAACGGTAGAATAGGAACCGTCCATTAGTCGCGCGTGTGCAGTCCCGCCCGACGAAAGGACAATACAATGGCCTCCTACCCCCTGATTGGCAAAAAGACCGTATACATTGACGATCTCGTGATCAGCCCCGACTTCGTGCAGGATGAAGTGGGCACTATCACCCTGACTCCCGGCACAACCGAGGTTGCTTCGCAGTCCGGCACCATCAACGTGCCGAACGGCTCCTACGAGGAAATGAGTTTCGAGCTGAACATCATTTGCCCGAGCGTTCGTTTCCTCGGAATGTTGTTCCCGGAGCTGTACCACAACGCAAAATTCAAGCGCGTTATCTCCGGTTCGCTGTCCGAAACCGGTCAAGTTCGTTTCGGTAGTAACGAATGCGTATCAAACACTCCGCGTGACATCATCATTCACAACGTGTGTGATGGTCATTCGTCGGCGCAGGACTTCCGTATTCCGCAGGCGCTAATCAGTGCTGGCGGCGAGTTCAAGGTGAATCTGTCCGACCCGTTTGTGGTCACGCTTTCCGGTTCGATGACCGCCGGTGCAAACGGTGCCGTGGTCATGGGCGAGCTTGATCTGGATAACCCGTCGTATTACGACGAAGATTCCGGCACTATCAAGACGGATGGTGTTCAGGTCACAGCGCTTACCGCTTCCCCGACGAACATTTCCGGCAAAGTCAACGATCATGTGACGGTCAATGTGGTGGCCTCCCCGAACGGTGCGACTGGCAACATCACCGCCACGGTAGCCGACACCGGGAAGGCCACCGCCACGGACAACGGGGACGGCACTTGGGACATTCAGTTGAAGCAGGCCGGTGCGGGTACCGTCACGTTCAGGACTGGCAATGTTCAGACCGCGGTTAAATTCAATGTTGCCGATCACTGAGCATAAGTAACGCCCGCTACCAGAATTGTGGTGGCGGGCGCAGGATGAAAGGTTGCAAGAAAAGCAACATGATTCATGATACCACACGATTGGAGCAATAATGACTACCCCGGTTTTGAGCATCGACACCCGCGAAGCGTTCCGTACCCTTACCGTGAAGCTTGACGGCACGGTGTACACCATGCGTCCGCTCGGCTCGAAAGACATGCTCACCATGTTGGATAATGCTGAGACGATTGACAAGCTGAGCGCTGGCGTTGCGAACCGTGAGACTTTGGAAACCGCTGAAAAGATTATCTTCCCGCTGGTGGAATCGCTTATGAGTCCCGCTGATAAGTTTTCCGAGTGGAAGGTGAAGACGCGGGAGCGTAGCGACCTCGCCTATCAGCGTGCCATGACCGCTTTATGCGGGCTTATGGCGAAGAACATCACGGTTGACATCAAAGGCGAATAAATGAGGTCGTGGGATAGCCTGCTCACTCCCGTCGAACGGGAGAAGATGCGGAAATTCAATAAACGGGAAGCGGAACGTAAACCGATTCCCAGTGTCCGCATCCTCGCCGAATTGGGTGACGTGTATGGGTGGCAGGCTATCCGCGACGTGTTGGAAAACAAGGTTGACCCAGACCTTATGATGAGACTGCTTCGTGAGGGCCGCCGTATCAGACGGCGGCGATTGGCGGAACAATACCAGATGACGTTCAATTGCATCGCCGCCGCGCTATCCAAACATGGCGACCAGAAGATAACCAGTATCATCAATAATCTTATGAAGGACTTGTGATGGCAGACTCGACGCTGACCCTAGACGCAGAAATCAACACTAGCGATTGGAATGCTGGCGTCAAGGATATTGAATCTGGTAGCCGTCAAATCGAAACGTCGGCGCGGCAAGCTGATGGAGCGCTGGGTAACGTTGACAAGTCGGCTGGCAAGTCTTCCAGCGGGTTCGGAAAGTTCGGTGCCGCCGCCGGTGCAGTTGGCGGTCTTGTCTCTGCGGGGATCGGCATGGCTGTGGACGCCATCGGCGGTCTGGTCGGTAATATGGTGGAGGCGTCCGACTCGGCTGACAAGTTCAAAAGTACGCTGAACTTTGCTGGTCTGGATACCGGGACTATTGACGCGCTTACTGCAAGCACTCAGGCATACGCCGACCAGACCGTGTATTCCATCAGTGATATCCGCAACGTGACCGCCCAGCTTGCCGCGAACGGCGTACCGAACTTCGACAAACTAGCCGAAGCGGCGGGCAATCTGAACGCTGTAGCCGGTGGCGACGCGAACACTTTTAAATCTGTGGGTATGGTGCTTACGCAGACCGCAGGCGCTGGTAAGCTCACGACTGAAAACTGGAACCAGTTGGCCGACGCCATCCCCGGCGCTTCCGGCAAACTTCAGGAAGCCATGCTCAAGAACGGCGCGTATACCGGTGACTTCCGCGACGCGATGGAGAAGGGCCAGGTCAGCGCCGATGAATTCAACCAAGCCATAATGGACTTGGGTATGACGGACGCCGCGAAAGAGATGGCGACCAGCACCGACACTTTCGGGGGCGCAATGGGCAACCTCGAAGCGTCCATCGAGGGCGTAGGCACTACAATCCTCAACCAGTTCAAAAAACCGTTGACCGAGAGCATCAGCTTCGTGGCTCAGGGCATCAGCGGGCTTAATGGCGTGTTTACGGGACTGGTGCAGACTATCGGCCCGATTCTCTCACAAATCGGCACAACGTTCCAAACGGCTTTCGCTCCCATAGGCGAGATGATTACCACGCAGCTTCTCCCCGCTTTGCAGCCGCTTATGAGTGCTTTACAAAATCTAGGCAATGCCATCATGCCTATCATTATGACCGCGATTCAGACCATCGCCCCCGTCCTCGCCACACTGGTGGGCAACGTCATCCAGACCATGAGCGTTATCGCCACTGCGGTAACACCGGTGATTAATAACATCGCTGCGTTGATTCAGGCCGTGCTACCCGCCATCCAATCAGCGTTCCAAGTCTGGGGCACTTACATTCAAGGCGTCATCAACGCGGTGTTCCCATTCATCCAAACGGTTGTCACATCCGTTATGAACGTTGTCAACGCGATAATCACCACAGTATTGGCCGCGATTAACGGTGACTGGTCTGGAGTCTGGGAAGGAATCAAGAATATCGCTTCCAGCGTCTGGGACGGTATCAAAAGTATCGTTTCTGGTGCCATCAATGCAGTTTTAGGCATCATCTCAAGCGTGCTGAACAGTATCAGCGGTATTTTCGGCAGTGTGTGGAACGGTATCAGTGGAGCGGTAAGCGCCGCGTGGAGTGGTATCACCAGTGCTGTCAGCAGTGGCGTTAGTTCCATGATGAGCTTCATCACCAGCATCCCGAGCCGTATCATGGGCGTGTTCAGCGGAGCCGGTTCATGGTTGCTTAGCGCTGGCCAGAACATTATTCAGGGTCTGGTTAACGGTATCAAGAACGCCATCGGCGGAGCCATTTCAGCTGTCAAGGACGCGGTCAGCAACGTTATCGACGCTGCCAAAAACATTCTGGGTATCCACTCCCCGTCGAAGGTGTTCGACCGTGAGATAGGTCGGATGATTCCTGCTGGTCTTGGCCGTGGCGTAACGGAGAACAAGCGTGCGGCCACTCGCCCGGTGAAAGACATGGTGGACTCGCTTCTACCGTCGTCCATTGTCACGCCAATGCCTGTCATGTCCAACCCGGTGCCCATGAACGCGACTAGTGGCCCGCGTGTGAACGCGCCTATCACGGTCAACGCTCTTGACCCGAACGCGGCAGCGAGGGAAACCGTGAGGGTGATTAATTTCCATTACGTGTGACAAGCAGCGCGGGTAGACTAAGGGTATGGCTATCTTTACCCTTGACCCGCGCGACGTTCGTCTCACCCTGAACGGGTTCCCCCTGTATGGGACTGATTCATACGGGTGCGAGTGGCATGTAACGTTCCAGAACGTCTCGGGCCTCTTCGACGGTGTTGGCTCGACCTTGCAGACCAAGGACAAAGCATGGTCGGATGGCTGGTTCAGCAATATCCCCGTGGCTCAAGGCCGGTCTATCTCCATTGAAGGTCATATCATCGGCAAATGTACGGAAAACTGCATCAACGCATGGGATGCGTTCAAACGTTCGTTCAACATCACCGAACAGTCGCTTGTAGTGCAATTGGGGAACATCAGCCGTAAGGTGCAGGTCATGCAATCGTCTTCCGCCCCATTGGTGGAGTGGGCTGGCGTCAACATCCTGAAGTTTAGTATCGGTCTGACCGCTTTGGACTCGTATCTTTACGATACACAGTCGATGAGTGGAAATACTGGTCTGCCAAACAGTCAGGGCGGTATGACGTTCCCCTATCACTTCGAGGACATCGATACGGGCAAGGGGCCTACATGGGTGTGGTCTGGAACAACCGTGTCCGGTAGCGTGCGCCTCACTAACACGGGTAGCGCTCCGAGCCCGGTAACTATTCGCATTGATGGGCCCGTGGTCAACCCGCAGGTTGAGCATAGTCTGAGCGGACACATCATGGCGTTCGACATCACGTTGGGCGAAGGCCATTACATTCTTATCAACGGTGCCACCCATGAGATTCTTATCGATGGCACCGACCCGGCGCGTGGCAGTGTGATCCGACGTGAATGGAGTTACGCGGAGGTCGGTGAGAATATCTGGATGTTCAGCGCCGAGGAACCATCGAGTAACGCGCGTATGACGGTATCGTTCAACCCGGCTTACATCTAAGGAGACATACGGATGCCATTAATTCTTAACCGATTGCCGCAGTCGAATGGCTTGTACTCTGACACGGCGCGTGTATTATGGCAGCGTTCAGGCTTGCAGTTCTTGGCCGTCACGTTAGATGACGGTACTGTGATAGCGGAACTCCCAGACCTCCAATTAACTCATTTGACGTACCGTTTCGAAGAAACAACCAGTGAAACGGCCATGCTCCCGTGGCGTAATGCTCCCCGCAATTGGGATGAAGCGACCACACCGTATCAGGTTGCTATACTCCTAGTGCGCGATTCCACCGTACTGTGGGGCGGTATCGTGGTCAAACGCGAACGAGTCATGCGTGGAGACGGATTATCGTTGACATTGGCAACCGTCGAACACTACCTCGACAACGTGTACGTGCAAGACCACACGTATACGAATCGTGACCAGTGCGAGATAGTGGAAGACCTCGTAACCAGTACGCTTGAAAACAATCGTTTCAATCTTGTTGTCGAAACGTCACCGAGCAGCATCAAACGTGACCGCACGTATGAAGCTGAAAGCGACAAAACACTGTTAAGCGTCCTTCAGGAGCTTGCAAACGTGTTGAACGGTCCTGAATGGTGTACCTCGTGGCGGGCCATTAACGACGGTCATTATGAGCCGGTCATGACGGTAGCCGACCATATCGGCTCAACCACGCCAAGCACCACGTTCGATGAAAGCGTTATGACCACGTTCACCCTGTTGGAGGATTACACGAACGGGTACGGTGCTAACGCGGTCATGGCAGTGAGTACGGCGGACGCGGGCGACCGTCCCCAGTCCGATTGGATGATCGCAGACCAGCCCCACCGGCCTCGGATTGAATATGTGTTCCAACCGTCAACCAGCATCAAGAACAAGAGCACGCTGAACGAACACGCCAAATCATCGCTGTTGCAGATGCAGAACGGTACCCAGACCATCACAATGGGCTTGAGCCTGCTATCCGCTCCAATGGTGTATGAGGAGTGGAAGCCGGGCGACCTTATCGCATGGACTGTGGAGGAAGACGCCGAGCATTTCCCCAACAATAATCACGGTACCGCCCGTATAATCGGCTACGAGATTGATTTCAGTCAGTCGTGGACCATCACGCCTACATTGCAACAGGAGGATGATAATGCCGAGCAAATTCAAGTTCAGTCTCGATAGCGCGGACGCGACCGCCCGCCAGTTCTCGGACATCAAACGCCAGTTGCAGGAGCTGCCTCCGAGCATCGTCAACAGCGTTAAACCTATGGTCGATCAGATCACGGCCATGTATGAGGAAGTGCAGACGCTGACGAACAATCTTGACCAGCGGGTGCAGGAAAGCATCACCCGCAACAGTTACACCCGTTCCGAGATTGACGCTAAAACACAGGAATGGAACTGGGGGGTATTGGCTCCGAACCGTGGTGGTACTGGTACCGGCAACGCCTACAACAACTTGTTTACGTCCGGCCAATGGCGCGCCGTATGGGCATTGTCCAACGGCACTATGGGCACGGCGCAATCAATTCGTGCGGTAAAAACCGATATCGTGGACGCCGACGATTACATTCCTGTTGACGCTCTACGCAAGGTGAAATGGTGCATCTACCGGATGAAGGATGACAAGAACCTGACCCTTGATGATTCGCAGCCAATGGTAGGCATGATTGCCGACGATTTGGATGAAGCCGGTTTAGGGTTCTTCTGCGAATACGATGCAGATGGCAGTCTAGTAGGCATCAACTACCCCATGCTCGGGGTGGCGGCGCTCCGACTCGCCCAGCAGGTGGCGGATAACTTGGACGCGCTCAAGGCTAAGGTTGACGAACTATCCTCTAACCCGGATAAAATGAGTGTAGACGATTCGGAGGATTGATTATGGATATTATCATGCACCCGCTTACCGCGTTGAACGGTTCCCCGGAGTATACGGCGGACGATTACAGACACGCCATTAATCCTCTATTGGTGCCGTCCGATGGTACAGCGTTCAATGGTTTGTCTGGAATCCGTTACGGTTCCCCGAGTCCTCTGGTCACGGTGAGCGGTCTGACCGTTACGGTCAAACCTCATTGCGGTACTATCAGCCCGTGGGATGGTTTGGGCGCGTACACTTACGCCATCACCACCAATACGACCGTGAAGTTGGCGGACTCAACCAACAATTACAAGATCGCGGTTACGGTGGAAGACCCGTCACAGTCGCACGGTACGACTCCACGCGGAAAGATAGAAGTGTTCCCTGCTGACACTCCTGACTCGAATATCAACGGTCTTGTTATCGCCAAGGTGAACGCCGGTGTCGCGTCCGATGCGGCCCCGATTATTCGTAACAGCGCTATCCTGATGGCGCATGATCTTACCCAGCTCAACACCATTGACGCGGTAGACGGGCAGGAGGCTGTGACGATGGCCGATAATGCCCATTATGTACAAAGCGACGGAACGTGGAAACAGAAGAACGTTGTGATCCACCCATACGCTTCGGCCACCTTTACTAGATCAGACGGTAAATTGCAAGTCAATAACGGTTTGACGCTAATGAGTATGTCGCTTACTCATAGCGACTTCGACGGCGTATCCATCGTGAACGATGGTAACGGGGCGAACGTAACAAACCTCCCCGTGGGCGATTACTCCGTTTATGTTTGGCTGCAATTGTCAATTAACCAAGGATGGATTAATCTCGGGGTCAACGGCAGCAGCGGAGTAAAGAATCTAGGCCCGAGCGCAAGCGAACAATTAATTGCATCGACCGGGTACACACAATTGAATCTAGCCACGACGATGAGAATCACCAAGACGAATACGAAGATATGGGTCTCCACAAACAATAACGTCTCAGGCACTATGCGTAACAAAGGGTCCATGTTCATAAACAGGATCGGCTAGCCATTATCTCCGGACAGTTCCTCCCATGTTCCATCGTTTCTGGCATAATGGGCATTATCGTCACGGTCTAAAATAGAGACTATGACTGATATTCTCACTGCAATTATCGGCGTAGGCGGCGTAGCCCTCGGAGGACTCATAACATGGTTGGCCCATCGTCGTTCAGACCTCACCAGCGCATATCAAGCCTTAGTCTCAGCGCAAGGGGATATGAAACGGCAGATAGACGCCCAAGACCAGAAAATAAACGAACTAATCGCGAACAGGGATGCTCTGCAATACACCATTGACTTGGAGACGGGTTATATTCGCGCGTTGGGACACTGGCTGTCAAAATTCTGCGAGATCATCGAGCCTGAATTTTTGGAGAATCATCCTAAACCGTCGTTGCCTGATGATTTACGCGACCGTATTGCGTCGCTTGAGGAACTGGCTGGAGATAATGAATAGCCAAGCCTAATACGCATTATCGGTAATAATAATCTCGATTCGTTCGATGCTAAGATGATCCTATGAGACGTTTCAAACGGTGTGTGATTCTTGTATTCTCGCTCGCCGCCGTCTCGTTGATAGTCCACGTCCTGATAACGGCCTACGCCGTTTTATGCATGGCGTGGCTGTTCTTCTACACGATCAGCCTATAGGAGGAGTTTCGATGGCTTTGAATGGTATCGACATCAGTAATTGGCAGGCTGGTATCGACCTGTCTGCCGTACCGTGTGATTTCGTCATCAGCAAGGCGACGGAAGGATGCTGGTACGTGTCAGCGGATTGTGCTCGGCAGGTGGAACAGGCGTTGAGTCTGGGAAAGTGTGTGGGCGTATACCATTACGCCAACGGTGGTAACCCGGTCTCCGAAGCTGACTATTTTGTGAACAATTGCGCGAATTGGGTCGGCAAGGTCGTATGGTGCTTGGACTGGGAGCTACAGGGTAACGGACTGGCCGGGTCTGGCGCGTCTGCACAACAGTGGATTAGGTCGTTCTGTGACCGCGTGTACGAGCGTACAGGCTCCCAGCCTATCGTCTACGTGGGAGCGTCCATGCTTAACGATGCTCAGAACATTGGAGACCGTGGATTGTGGGTGGCTCAGTACGCGAATATGGACGTTACGGGGTATCAGGATACGCCGTGGAACGAGGGCGCGTATGCGTGCGCTATCCGCCAGTATTCGGGCAATGGTCGGCTGCCCGGATATTCAGGCAGTCTCGACCTCGACAAGTTCTATGGTGATGTGAACTCTTGGAATGCGTATAAGGCTGGTCATTCGACTGTGACCAACGTGCCGACCCCTTCCGCTCCTGCCCCATCTACTCCCGCGTCTGTCACGTACACCGTGCGTTCCGGTGACACGTTGAGTGGTATCGCGTCGATGTATGGGACTAGCTGGCAAGTGTTGGCGCAGATCAATAATCTGTCTGACCCGAATCTGATTTATCCGGGGCAGGTGCTGAATATCAATGGCACTGCCAATACGGTTCAGCCCGGTAGCGACACGTATACGGTGCAGTCGGGGGACACGTTGAGCGGTATCGCAGCCAAGTACGGGACTTCGTGGCAGACCATCCAACAGCTTAACGGTATTGCAGACCCGAATCTGATTTATCCGGGTCAGGTGTTGAAAGTGCCGGGCGGCGCACCGTCACCGTCACCGTCCCCGTCCGTTACAACGTACACTATCCAGCCCGGTGACACGTTGAGTGGTATCGCCGCCCAGTATGGCACCAGTGTCTCCAATCTGGTGGCGTTGAACGGTATCGCCAACCCTGACGTGATCTACGCTGGACAGACAATCCGCGTCAAGTAGACTATTCGATAGGAGGTTTGTTATGAGCATGAATACTGGTGAACCGACACCGGACACTACGATTACGAATGATGTGGCGGACGGTAATGATGATTACGTTCCGACGTTCAACGCCGCGACTCGTAAGTGGGCGTATCTGGTTTCCGGTCTGGTCGGTATCGCAGGTGCGGTGCTGAGTTTCGTGAGCGCAGTGCCGGACGTGCCGTCATGGGTGGCCGTGATGGGTGGCGCTTGCGCTCTGGTCGGCTCCGGCGTTGCCGGAATGTTCGGCGTCCATTACGCAGGCATTTCCAAGTGAGGTAATGATGACAATTGCATCCGACTAGTTCCGTACCGTCACCGTCAAGATCAACGATATCAGTCAACAGCTCCCCTACATTGTGGTCAATCAGGCGGACGATAACGGCAAAATCATTCGTTTCGTCCCAATGGATCACGGGCAGAAAGTCACTGGGTTCACCGGCGCTCGCCTGTATTATCCACCTCGCTCTGACAACCAGTATGGTGATTACGTGACCGGTGTCGAGTCTGACGGTGCTTGGGACTTCACGATTCCCACGGGAGTCTTGAATGCGGGACGAGTCGAATGCAACCTCGCTTTCATCGATGGTAATGGCGAAACGTATTCCCGGAATGTCGTGTTTCTGGTCGAACCAGCAGTGTCGGGTGTTTTCGACCCGGAGGATGGTCAGCAAACCCGTATCGACAAAATCATCGGCACGGTGCAGGATACCGCAGATACGGCTATCGGAAGCGTTAACAAAACCGCTAGTGACGCTGTGGAAAGCATCAGTAAGGCCGAGGAATCTATCAGTAAGAGCGTGACGGATGCACGGGCTTCCGCTGACGCCGCCGCGAACAGTGAACAACAGGCTGCTGCTTCGGTCACTGCCGCGCAGAATGCCGTGAACGGTTTCGGCTTGCAGGCAGGTACAACGACCACGGGCGACCCCGGAAGCAATGCTGCGGTTGAGATTCAGAAGACCGGCACCAAGTATACGGCGAATTTCACCATTCCTCGCGGTGAGAAAGGTGCGGATGG